ATGGAAGTCCAGATCATCATTTTGGTATTGTATCGCAATCTCCTTAACCTTTTCGTTGTCCTTGGTGGCCGGCGTAAGGGATGCGTAGTGCATCATCCATCGAGGCTCTTGGGCGCTGTAATCGAAACTCCCCCACCGGCAATCGTCTTCCGGTATAAAAAGACCCCTGATCAAAGATTTTATCTCTGGGTGCCTAGATGGAACTTGCTGCAAATTCGGATTACTGGAGGAGAACCTTCCTGACACAGTTCCACCTTCATCTGAGCGCAACTGGTTAAACTGGCAGTGGATGCGACCGTCATGCTGATGATTAAGGATTGTATCAACGAAGGTCGTATTTGCCTTATTGTATTCGCGTATCTCCAAGATTTTCCGCGCAATAGGATGTTCATGGGTCTTCAGAAAATGTTTAGTGAAACTGGGGGCGTCCGATTTATCCGTTCGTTCATAGCTTAACCCTAAGTTATCAAACACCGTAGCCAGACTTCTGGCATTCCAAGGCTCCAGATGAACATTGGATTCTTTGTGGACCTCTCCAAGAAGCTTGTTTTCCTTATCCGTCAGGAACTTTTTTGTTTGCTGCGCCTTGGATACATCAACCCGAACACCCCGGCGCTTCATCTCGAACACCATGGGAAGCAGGGACAACTCCAGATCAAGAATCTTCTCGCAATCCTCCTCCATTAATTTCTTGTGCAGAACATGCCACAAGCTAAGTGTGAGGGTGGCGTCCTTCTCCGCGTAGGCAGCAACCCTGTCTGCCGGCAGCTTCCACATCTCTGCTTTGGGATCAACACCATGCTGACCCGCCGCCCTTCGTAAGTCCTCCTCCGCCTTACGCTCACCAAGATAGGTGGCACCCAAAGCATTCAAGGAATAACTGAAACGGTTTTCGTCCACCAACGGTGCAGCGACCATGGTATCGAGTATCTTACCTTTGACCTCAATACCCTCGCTTAAAAGCCACCCTAGATCGTACTGCGCGTTGTGAAATACCACAGACATTCCGTGGTTTAATTGGTCTTGGAGCCATCTGAGTACGAGGTCCTTTGCCATGTTCCCCCCACCTTCGTGGGCAATTGGCAAGTAGGCGCTCCACTCAGAGGCGGCAACAGAAACTCCTATGAGGTTTCCATCGTTTCTAACCCACCCTGGCCCCAAGTCTCTAAGGTGAGGATCCCGTGTCTCAACGTCTACGGCGATAATCTTTTCGCCTGACAGGTCTGGGAGATGTTCTGGGGGAAACCAGACAGGCTCGTCAAACAGATCCTCACGCATTTTTGTTTTCCGATATTGCTGCCCAAAGAGCTACATATGCCGATGCATCAATACCATTATCTGGCTTGGCTTGTCCCACTTCATTACGCGCCACCTTCAATAAAGCCATGCAAAACGCTACCTGTTCCGGCTTCACCTCTACAGTAAGATACGCGCTCCAGAGATCCGCCACTCTCTGGTGAAGAACGTTGTAGTCGCCGTATTGCTGCGCTCTATCGCCACCCACAAGACCCGCCGCCGTCTTTAGTGTATCAACAGGCTTCATAACGAATAACTCCGATTGGTTTGGGGCAACATTATGTGCAACGCCTTTTTGGTTCTTGTAACCGCAACATAATAAACCCGATGCTCCGTGGCCGGATTAGTCTGGTATTCCTTGTGTGCAGCGTAGGACAAATCAGGCACCACCAGAACATTGTCAGCTTCACCACCCTTCATTGAATGTATCGTGCTGACCTTGATCCGTGGATTACGGACATTGTCCTTCCGCTTCAAAGCATTCAGAACGTAGTTCTTGGTATCCAGATCAATCTTACCCAAGGCCCGATGCCACCGAACAGAACCATCCACCAGAAGCCCCATATTATCTCTGGCCTCCGACATACTGATCTGCGCCTCCGCGCTCAATCCCAACAAGGCTCCAGAACGAGGTCCAAAGCCCCGTGAGTAGCCTTCTCCCACATTCATGAATGCGTAGACGTTCCTGATCTTCGCGGGCGTCAGAGGCTCTCCCTTGGCCCATTGTTCCCAATCGTGAAGTGCTTCGTATGTCTTAACCGGAATGCTGGGGTGGCCATTGCGGCTGTAGACCCAACCCTCCTCCCGTAAAGCTTGGGCATATTGCGAGGCAATGCGGTTCGTTCGAGCCATAAGACACCACTCGCCCTCGTGTAGCGGTACATCCCAAATGTTCTGGTGGAACTGAACAGTGCCATCCTCGTCCTTCGGCCTCCAAGCCTTCGGAGCTCGGCCCTCTATCTGGCAAACAATGTTTTGCGCTTCGTGCCAAACAGAACGAGGAACCCTGTACGACTGCTCCAGAACCGTCTTCTTCTCTGTAGCGTTTAGAAACGCCCCGACATCCGCACCCTGGAATCCCATAATGGCTTGATCGTCATCGCCTGTGAACACCTGTATGCGGGGCTTCTTCCTCAGTACATCGACCATGGACCATTGAAGGGTAGAGAGATCCTGTGCTTCGTCTACAAACAGAGCTTCTATGTTTGGCCCATCGTCCGATTTAATAAAATTTTCAATCATGTCCGTGAAGTCGATCTTCTTGCGAACGGCTTTGTAATCCTCGTAGGCGGCTACCAGACGTTTGAGTTCCGGCCAATCAACCTGATAATCACCAAGCTGTCGGTGCATCTCTTCAAGGCTCAAACCCTTGCTTCGGGCCAAGTGGTACTGGCTCATGTAGAAGTCGCCCTTAGCTACCCCCACGGTGTCAAAGTCCGTCTCAATGTTAGACCGGCCCTTACTACCAAAAGGTATTCCGACAGCATTACCGATCTCAATCATCTCCTTGGGGCCAACAACCTCATCTGAACTATATCCTCCAGCCCGGAAAGCCATGGAATGCAGCGTCTGAAAGTAGGGCATGTCTCGTTCGTCAATCCCCCAATCCTTGCACACGCGATCTCGGCTTTCTTTCGCCGCCTTACGCGTAAACGACACACAGGCTATGCGGTCAGGTGATATGCCTTGCTCAATGCAATCCCTGATCTTGTTGGAGTTGGTCTGGGTCTTGCCCGTGCCGGGCGGCCCAAGGATGGTTTCATGCTGATCGGTCAAAACGGCGCCTCCACAACCATATAGCCGCAGCTATGGTCATCCAAAGTTTACCCACAACCTGACCCGACAAATAGTCGAGCGACCCAAAAGCAATGTAAAGAAACACTAAACTGTCTACGAAAGCGCCGACAACACCGCTTGCCATCACTGCCAAAACCAATCTACGACGCCGCAAAGGCGTGTAAACGGCCATGTCCGCAAGTTCCGACAGCAAAAAAGCTAAACCACTCGCCACAACCAAAGGCGTGGGAGCAACAAAAGCTGACAGAGCCGCACCTACCAAAATAGCAGCGGCTGCGACAACCGGACCAAAATACTCATGAACAGCGTCCCTTAAAACTAGCGCAATACCCACAAGAAGAACGCCCGAAGGAGCCATCAACCCTGGTGCCACGGGAATTAAACATGGGCCTTTTGGAACGCAGATGACGCCAACATTACCAATCATCCAGTTTGCAACAGGAATGGTCGCGAGAAAAAGTCCTAAACAAATAAATTTCTTCATTTAAAAAGCTCCATTTCTTGTGGTCTAGGTGTCCAAAAAAGAGGGCTTTGAATCGAATCTATTCTTCGGGACATCCGTTCTGGACAAACGTTTGAATCTTTATAATTTCGAGCAACATTTGCGCTATCCGCAGACGCAAAAGGCCAGCGGTCTCCGCACAAAGCAAGTCCTCGCAACATATGAACCCAAGGCAAAGGACCGCGCTTTTCGAGCCAATTAAAAGCTTCGTCGGCTCTCCGCTCCCATGTCTGGCTTCCAACCTGCCAATATTTCCCGCTTGAGCCAAAACACAACTTAGAAAACCCAAGATCAAGAAGTTGACCTATCTGATCAAGAGACTCGTCTAAGTGCCACACTACCGCAGCGCAATCCCGACGATGTGGCCAAGCCTTCGCAAGCGAAAGATTATCTAAAGAGCTTCCATCAATCACATCAGGGACCACGGCCCAATGCGGGTGTCCCAAGTGCGGTTCAAGCCATTTGTAATACCCGTCCCAATCGGGTTGTTTTCCTTGTGTAAAGTATGTGAAAGCACCGTTATCCCACATGACGGACTGTGCGTTGGACAAACAAAAACCCGAATCTCTAGGTTCCACATAACTCACGCAAAAGTTTTTCCCCGACAATTTCAATAACTCGCTGCGCGGAGTTAATGGGGTTCCGTGGTAATGTATCAAAACGGTGGATCCTCTGGCTCAAAAGTTACGGCGGGCAGGTCAACCTCGCCGCGATGCATCTCCGGTACACACCAGACACGCACAGACTTCCATTGATCGTTGTTATCTTGGAAGCGATAAGTCTTGTCGGACTCCGCTCCATTGTTCATTTCTTTTAAACGTTCGGTGATCTGCCCACGGGTGTATAACGTAAAGTTATTGCGCTTTAAAAAATCCTGTAGAGAACTTAGCTTGAAGTACGTTAGACCTTCCTCGGTCCACGGCTTTCCTGTCAACAGTTCTTCTGGGCTGTGGGCCTGTATTCTAGAAGTGCAAAAGTTTTCGAGAAGTTCTATGAAGAGGCCCTTCTGGGTCAACTCTTCTGGAACCGATATCCTTGTCGCGTCACTTAACAGAGCGTCTACCAAATCCCGCCAATCGCCCTCCTTCATCCGGGCCGGCATCTTGTACATTTGTTCCATGCAAGCGCGTTGAAACTCAACCTGCATCTGTAGCTGCTTGGTAGACAATTCTAGGCGGGCGCCATCCACGTCCACGAACCAGACAGGGGGCTCAGACTCAACAACCGTCAGGCCACCAACGGGAACGTGCGAGTTGGCATCACCTACTCCGAACTTCCGCGACCGGCACAGGGATTTGTTACAATGGCCGTGGATAGGCTCAGACTTACACGTATAAAAGTACTCTTTTTTCTCCAATTGCTCCTGTATCAGAACAACCTCACGCGCTGGTAACGGCGGATTGCAATAATCCTGGTTGTGCTTTTCGAGCAGTTCCTTCCAATCGTTGGGTGATGCTTGCTTGTAGTAGACGCCCACGTTCAACAGGGTCATGTTGCGGCCACCTTCTGGTATCCCGAACTCTGTCAGCTTCTGTAGGCAGGGAGGGCCATCTGGCAAAACGCCGTTGTCTCCCCCCAAGGATATGCTGGATAGTTGCTTGGCCGTAATCTGTGATTTCTCAGCCATTGTAAGAAAGTCTTCCAGACTGAAAGACTCACCATTCTTCTTTAAAGCGTACCGGGTGGTGTATTTCGCGTTCTGATACGGGAGGTTGATAAAGTTTCCCACATCGCCGCGTTCCGCCAACAACTCCTCTTGCTTAGGAAATATCTCGCAGTTTCCCCAGCCTAGAACAGAAGCAAACTCGGCTAAACGATCACGCATCTCAGATGCAGCAATCTTCTCAGCCATAAAAATATATAAGTGAGCCCCTCCAGACTTCGACCGGCACAATACCAAGGGCAGCTTAAACCTCTTAACCTTCGCTAATAAAACTGGAAGGTCCAGATTGTAGTCGTCAATGTCCAACGCACCAAACAGGCACTTGTTCGTTTCATCAATGGGGATAGACCCAACGCCAAGGGAGCCGTCCAAGTGCTCTTGAACAAGCTCCACGGTCAACGGGGAACGGACAATCTCGTACTTTGCCTGTTGTTTGCCGTTCTTTTGACGACCTAAAACGTCTGTCTGTCCATGGGCGCCTTGAGATCCGGTGAACAGATCAAGGAACCTCTGTGCTGAATTTTCCATACGGTAAGACGGAGTTCCCTAAACAAAGGGGTATCGTTTAGGGAACTCCTATTACTCAGAAAGGTACGTCATCAGAGGTTTGGTCTGAAATCACCCCTGCATCTTGCGGCGGCGGAGCTATTTTCAACGCGCCACTGCTGATAGAAGCGTGAAGTTCCTTGCAGTCATGGTAAGCTTCCATCGAGGACACCGGACCATCCAAGGCAATACTCCACGAACCCCAAGAACCCTTGTCGTTGCCATCCTCAACGGATTTAAGACGATAGGTGTTTGCAAAGGACGGCAGTGTTGCGCCGTTGTGCTTCTGCATCATCATCATGGACAGCCACAAGCGGCTCTTTTTCAGCTGTGTCTTTTTCATGTCCACAATAGCATTCTCAAGGTTGCCATCGTCGTGGACGATCTTGATATAATGCTGGGCCGTCCTCACGAGCTCATTGCCGTTGGACAGCAACTCCATACCGGAATCCTTGTCCCGAGAAGCGTTTTTAACTTCCGTTGAATCCGCAGACAATTCTCCTTCAAATCCGCCGCCTTGGCTGCGCGGAACGAATTCAAGGTACTTCATCTGGAAAAACACAGGGAGTACACAGACGCCCTTTTCCGAATCCCAAACCTTGTTGGTAACGGTATTAAAGATATCTCCCTGCCCGGCACCCTCAATATACGCAGGGTCATTCTTTTTAAGCTGCGGGGACAAGGCCTGTATGATCCTCAAAAACGGTATCTGAAGGTCCGATGAGGTTACTTCCTCAAAACCTACTCCGGAATCGGCTGCGAAGGCCTTCGCGAGATCTGCTGAAATTGCTTTTTCTGATTTAGCCATGGTTCATTCTCCTTTGATTTTTGCAATTGTTCCAATGTGCGCGTTAAATATTTCAAGATCGATTTCTTGGCCGGCCTCTACACGCTCTCGTATTAACTTTTTGAGTGTTTGAGGTTCGACCCACGTTTTTGCGGCAGTGTCGAAGCCTTGGTCCTCAAGATCTGCTTGCATAGCACGAGCACGATTGTCTTCAGATACGGGAAAGGACACGCTGACCTGATTCTTAATAAAGTCAGACGCACCAATTTCTCGTAAATGAGACAATGCAATGTCTCGCTGCATAGGATCTTTTGGCATTGTGCCACTGACAAAGGTCGCTAGACTTACCCTGTTGCCGTCAACCTTCACCTCGTCCAGACCTGTTTCCTGCATTTTAGATGGGATCAGATCATGCAGGTATCGATCTCGCTGTTGCCTCAACACCTTGAGCTTCTCTTCCGTTTTCCATACTTCGGATTGGACAGTACCAAGCTGCCTGATTAATGCAGCCAACTCCGTACCAGCTTCGGTGGTGAGGTCTTTAAACGCTTCCGCGTCTGCTTCTATCGTTTTCCATAAGTCGGTTTCACTCATAACGTATGTCCTCGTCAGGGTTTAAGTTCTCAATGCCAACGCCGCGCAACGATATCTTCACAGGATAGTAGGACTTCTCCATCCGATCCCACTTCAACAGGTTAACGCGGCCTTGGTTGATTTCCGCAGCTATAGCGAAAGATACCCCGATGATTGCGGGGTCGCCCATGGCCAAAAGCCAATCATCATCCGTAAATACCCGAAGCTTGCGCCTGATTTGAGACACCATGCGTACCGGGTTTATGTGAATCTGATCAAAAGGGTTTGTGAGCGGTTCTAGATCACCCCACTTAGCTGCGGAAACGATATTCACGCGGGGGTTTTCTTGTGTGACGTAGACCTTGCTCATTCGCTTTCTCGCTTTCTGAATTTACACACTTTAATCCATCATTTTCTTGTATGCAACAACAAATGTTGTGATATAATGGTATTATGGATTACAACTACAAAACAAAGCCCTACCAGCACCAAGACGATGTCCTGAGAGCTTCCTGGCATAAAACTGATTGGGCCTTCTTCATGGAAATGGGTACGGGGAAGTCTAAAGTCTGTATTGATACAGCCGCGATGTTATACGAACGCGGCGAGATTGACACTTTTATAGTGGTGGCTCCGAAAGGCGTGTATCGAAACTGGGGGAACCTTGAGATTCCGGCGCATATGCCGGACCGGGTTCGCGATGGGGCGTTAATGTCTATCTGGCGCCCCAGCCCAACCAAGATGCTGAAGGAAGAGTTAATTAGCTTTATGCGCCCGGCAAACGGCTTCCGGATGCTTATGATGAACGTTGAGGCTCTGAGTACAGCCAAGGGCCAGAAGTTTCTTGCCAAGGTTCTGGGGGCGTCTCAGGCGCTTCTTGCCATTGACGAGTCAACTGCGATTAAATCTCCAAAAGCCTCGAGGACTAAGGCCCTTCTCAAGATGTCCGGCATGGCAAAGTACCGTCGCATCCTGACAGGCTTTCCGGTTACGCAATCACCTATGGATCTCTGGTCGCAGTGCCGGTTCATGAACAAAGACCTGCTTGGGGACTGTGGTGATAACTTCTTCCAGTTTCAATATCGGTACGCAATCATGAACAAGCGCACTATGGGCGCTCACTCGTTTAACCAGATCGTCGGATACCGCAACCTTGAAGAACTTTCAGGCCTGCTGAAGAACTTTTCTTCTCGTGTCATGAAGGATGACTGCTTGGACCTGCCCAGTAAGATTTACACCCAGAGAAACGTGGTTATGTCAAGCGAGCAGGACAGGATATATAACGATTTAAAGAAATATGCTCTCGCGCACATCGAAGATGCCGAGTTTATGACCGCAACAAACGTCATGACCCAGCTGTTGAGGATGCAGCAGGTGTTGTCGGGCCACACCAAATCGGATAGCGGAGAAACTATTGAGATTAAGGACAACCGGCTTGATGAGCTCCTCGGATGTCTCGAAGAGTCCGATGGTAAAGCAATCATCTGGTCACGGTTCCGGTACGATATAAAACGTATCGCTGCCGCGTTGATCAAGAAATACGGCCCAGGGTCAACGGTTACTTACTTTGGTGACACCTCTGACGATGAACGGGTGGAAGCCATAGAACGTTTTCAGAAAGGTGACGCCCGGTTCTTTATCGGAAATCCAATGACGGGCGGCTACGGGATTACACTGACCGCCGCCACCACCGTCATCTACTTCGCTAACAGCTTTGATCTGGCCGTGCGGATGCAGTCCGAAGACCGGGCGCACCGTATCGGGCAAACGGAACACGTCTCATACATAGATTTGATTGCGGAAGGGACGATTGACGAGCAGATCGTCAAATCTCTCCGCAGCAAAATGGACATCGCCAGCTTGGTAATGGGCGAGGAACTGAAGGAGTGGCTGAGATGACAATAAA